CTGTAGCCCAACTCTATAACTTCCAGACTGGTACGCTGTCTTTGGTGGTTATTAACGAGGGTTCTGGTTATACCAACGCAGCTAATACCATTGTGACTATCTCTGGTGGCGGTGGATCAGGAGCAACAGCCGTACCGATTGTGGTCGGTAATGTGGTCACCCAGGTCATTATGACTAACCTGGGATCAAACTATACCAATGCTGCCAATGTAACGGCAACAGTATCGGGTGGCGGGGGTAATGGAGCAGTCTTGCAAGCCATCGTCAATTCCGAGCCAAATGTGGGCATAGCGAGCTTTTCTGGGCGTGTTTGGATTGCTGCTGGTCGCACAGTCTATTACAGCGCTGCGGGGTCATATAGCGACTTTACGAGCGTTTCTGCTGGATCGGTAACGCTGACTGATTCTACGCTGCATGGCAACATTATTCAGCTATTGACTGCTAATAACTTTTTGTACATTTTTGGCGATAACTCCATCAATGTGTTCTCAGATGTTAGGGTTACTACTAGTGGAACTACCCTGTTCACCAACACCAATGTGAGCGCATCCGTTGGTTCAGAGCAGAAAAACGCTATATTTCCGTACTTCCGATCTGTTTTGTTTATGAATGACTATGGGGTATATGCTCTAGTTGGCTCAACCACCTCAAAATTGTCCGATGCCCTGGATGGTATTTTCCCTAACATTGACTTTGTAAACCCTGTTTATGCGGGTCAGGTCTTATTAAACAATATTCTTTGCGCAGTCTTTAACTTTAGGTACTTTGATTCAACATTTACCAATAGCTATCGGTATATCCAGGCTGTTTTCTTTGAGAAAAAGTGGTTTATTTCAAGCCAAGGTAACAATATTAAGTATGTAACTTCTGTTCCTGAAGCTGGACAAATCTTAATGTACGGAGTTTCTGGCAATAACTTGTATCGCCTGTATGCCGATTCCACCAGTAGCATTGTAAGCCGTGTTAGAACTGCTTTAATGCCAATGACTGATCCGATTCGGACCAAGCAAGCATTGAAAATTGGTATTGAAGCGACTGCACCCGCCAATGGCACGATTACTATGTCTGCTACGGTGGACAATGAAAACCGATCTAGCTTTCCATATACCCTTTCAAGCGTTATTACTTGGCAAAATAACAGTCTGCAAGTAATTCCTTGGAACAATAACTCAGGTACAAATATTGGTTGGGGTACTTCGGGTTATTCTTTATATAAAACAGATGCTCAACAGTATGGTAAATACTTAGGAATTACAGTAACATCTACTAATCCTGGGTATGTAATAAATGGCTTTGAGTTTGAGCATGAACTAAGAGTGAGGTTCTAGTGTCTAAACCTATATCGTCTGTACCAAATGTATTCCAAAATGCGACTACAACTATTCCGTTGTCGCAATTGGACAGTAACTTTACAACGGTCACAAACGCCCTAAACGATCTAAATAATTACAGTAACTTTGTCCAGGACACGGGTACTGCTAATGCCGTTGTCTGTAATTACCCCGCTGGAATTACAACAACTGTAATTGATACTGGCTGTGAGATAACCTTTGAAGCTAATAATGCTAATACTGGTGCTACCACTTTATTAGTCCAAGTTAACTCCGTTACCATTTTGGCTGCAACTGCGGTTAAGAATGAGGATGGATCAGCGTTATCTGGCTCTGAATTTAGGGCTGGCGGTATTTATACGGTAGTGTATGACGGTACTTATTGGGTTTTAGCGGGTGGTGGCGGTGGTGGCGGTGCTGAAGCTGGTGGTGCAATTTATGAAAACACCCAGTCAATCAATGCAAACTACACCATTACCACAAATAAAAATGGTTTTAGCGTAGGACCGATCACCGTAGCAAGTGGTATTGTGCTAACCGTTCCCTCTGGCAGTAGGTATGTAATTTTATGAGTTTTTATACTTACGCACATTCTTCCCCAAAAGGTAAAATTTTTTACATTGGTAAAGGCGTTGATGATCGAGCCTATTCTTTTGGCGGTAGGAGCGTAAATTGGAAAATGGCTGTTAAACATCATAACGGTGTAAATATTCAAATATTAGCTTATTGGGATACAGAAAAAGAAGCGTTTGAGCATGAAAAAGTATTAATTGATTCATTTGCTTATATGGGTCATCCGCTAGTAAATTTAACCAAAGGTGGAAAAGGTCCTTATGGCGTTGTTTTTACAGAAGAAAGAAAACAATATTTAAGGACTAAATTAACTGGTTTAAAGCATGAAAAAATAACTTGTCCAAAATGTAAAAAAACAGGCGGTATAACAAGCATGAAGCGCTGGCATTTTGATAAGTGTACTGGCAACAAACAGTTTAAAGCTAGGACAACTATAAATGGAAAAAGAATTTATTTAGGCTATTTTGAAACGAAAGATCAGGTTGATATGGCTATAAAAAATGCAAAGCAAGGAGTTCAATAATGTCTATCGTATTAGTAGGTTCAACTTCAGGTAGCTGTACGCTTCAAGAGCAAGCGGTGGCTGGTACTACTGTTTTGACTTTGCCGACTACTAGCGGAACTGTGCTTACAGATACATCACCTAAAGCTGGTAATGTGTTGCAAGTGGTTCAAGGCAAATTATCAACATCATTTTCCACATCAAGCACTTCTGTTGTAGATACAGGATTAACTGCTTCTATAACTCCAACAAGTGCTACAAGCAAAGTATTGTGTTATGTAACTTTAAATGGAATACGAACAAACAATACAACTAATAATCTTTATGTTTATTTGGTACGCAATGGAACAAACTTAGATAATGTTGGTCAACTTGGTTCGTTTTTTACACAATTTACAGGCACTTCAGGTCAAACAAATGGTCGGGTTGGAACAGTATCAAATATGATTTTAGATACTCCAGCAACAACATCTGCTTGCACTTATAAAATTCAATTTGCTTGTGAAAGCGGAAGTCAAACATCATTTTTAAATGACCAAAATACTATGCTTACAGTAAGCACAATTATTCTTATGGAGATTGCGGCATGAGTCACGAAGCAATTAGACAGCTAAACCCAAAAATAAAAGTCATTCGTGGCGATATTGCTTACGATGCAGACGGCAACGAAGTCGCATACGACCAAGCCGCAGTTCAGGCTTATGTTAATGCTCATGCTTATATTGCTAAACGAGCATCAGAATACCCACCCATCACCGATTACATTGATGGTGTAGTAAAGGGTGACCAAGCACAGATTGATAAATACATTGCTGACTGCTTGGCGGTTAAGCAACGCTTTCCTAAAGGGGTAGCATAATGGCTGTAACTATAAATGCGAGTACATCCACAGGGCTGGTTCAGAGTGCTGACACAAGTGGAATTATTACTCTACAGAACAACGGTACAAACGCAGTAACTGTTGATAGTGGTAATTTGCAATTTAACTCAGGCTATGGCTCAGTCGCTACTGCTTACGGCTGTCGTGCATGGTGTAGCTTAAACGGTACTGGCACTATTGCAATTAGAGGTAGTGGAAATATAAGTTCTGTAACAGACCTAGGAACTGGTAACTATCAATACAACTTTGCAACAGCAATGCCTGACGCAAATTATGGAACTTCATATAGTGATTATGTTTGGGGTGTTGGCTATACAGACAATTTTGCAACAACTTCTTTTAGGTCACAAACTGCAAATAATTCTTTTGTTAACACAGACCCAGCTTGGGTTCAAGTTGCAGTATTTCGTTAAAAGGATAAATCATGGATAAAAGAATTATTTACCCAACAGACGAAGGCGGTGTAGCTATTATTATGCCAACGCCTGAATATCTTGCAGAACACACCATTGAAGAACTAGCCGCTAAAGATGTACCTGCTAGCAAACCATACAAGATTGTGAATGTTTCTGACATTCCTACCGATAGAACATTTAGAGATGCTTGGGAGTACGCATGATTACGATTAACTTTGACAAAGCTAAGGCAATTACTAAAGATCGTCTAAGAGCAGAGCGCACACCTTTATTGCAAGCGCAAGATGTGGCATTTCAGCGTGCTTTAGAGGAAGGTGCTGACACGGCTGCTATTGTTGCTGAAAA